AAAACATTGGCCTCACCTTGGTTTCATGAGATATCAGAAATAATGCCTAGCCCTGTTACAGAAGTAGGTGAAACTATACCTGCTTTATCACCAGGAGTAATGAAGAAATTACCCATTAACAACTGGGGGGAACCAGACAAGATACAAAATCAATTGAATCAAGTATTAGAAAATCCCAAGCACACTCAGATGACACCAGAGGACTTTGCCGAAATGGAAGCAGCTTTTTCAATTATGAAAACTACATTATCACCTATTTATCAATATGAATGGCAACAATTGACTCCAACTGCTTCATTAAATGCGGTAGTTGTTAACAACTTAGTGTCAAGACCAATGCGAGTTCAAACATCCGCAGGTTTTTATGGACATATGAGAGGAGAACTAAAGAAAAGTGATTTTATTAAAGTTGGCATCAATGGTTTACGAACTTTTGATAAGAGTGAGCCGGCACGTATTCTTTTGGAGTATGTGCGATATGCAGCTGATAAATTAAAAATGGGAGAACCAGTTCTATCTGTTTTTATGTACACAGTAAAGAGAGAAGCATTGCCAACTGATAAGGCATTAGCAGGGAAAGTTAGAATGTTCTCAGCTGCTAGTATTGAAATGACTATTCTTGAACGTATGTTCTTTTTACCAATTGTGACTTATATAACCAAAGCAAACGGACCAATTCGTACTGGATACAATGAGTTGTTAGCATTAGGAAGGAAGCACGCCGATCTTGCTCCACATTACCAGTATTGTGCAAGTGTAGACTTTTCTCGTTTTGATAAATGGGTTACTAAAGCTGAAGTGTTTTATGCGCTCAAGTTTTTATGTTCAATGAATGCAACGTGGTCAGAACATGGTCCTAAGCGGGTTGACCAACTCGCTGAAGCATGGACACGCATGTATACTGAATCGCCTGTTTATTGTAAAGGTGATTTATTTACCACTGAAGGAACACTCCCAAGCGGTATACTTTTAACCAACATCTTAGGCGGTTTAATAGTATATCTTCGAGTTATAAGGGCTTGGGGACCATTGGCAGCAAAACTTACGCCTGATCTTGCTTATTCATGGCATATCTACCCACTTGAATGTGGTGACGACTTAACTATTTATGTGTCAGAAGAAGCAAAGATACCTTTGTACTTAGTAATTAAAGCAATTCAAGATAATGGCGCACGAGTCACAACTACATCAAAAGATGATGTTGAAATGGAAGAGATGGACTGGGGGCTTAGTATGCAAGGAACATCATTTATTAG